TCATGTTAGCTCTAGCATTTAAATTATCAATAAGTATATCAAGTTCCTTAGAACGCTTAAAATACGCAACAGGATACATGGAATTTTTACCGATAATTTCAGCACCAAAACAATCACGACACATTCTCAGATACTGAGGATAAGTTAGGCCCATAAGGCGCGCACAGATAACATTGAAGCTGCCAGAAGTAGACTGTAAATAAAAATTATCAAACGCAGGGCGTATTATCCACTTACCAGGATGACTGGCAGATTCATCTTTAACAAAACATTTTACTTTAGTCATACTGCCAACTCCTTCCATAATTCTTTCATTTCATCCTGTTCATGTTCTGCAAGTACACATAAATCACCATAATTATTAATACCCTTAAAGCAAGTTGTATCAAATTCTGGTAAATCATTCATATTAAATTTAATAATATTTTCAATTACAACTGGTTTCCAATTTACATCTACATATTTACGTACAGTAGAGGCAGAAAAACCAGTCTGGCGCGCAACTTCTGCAAATACTCGAGTCTTATAATATATTTCATTCATGCGAAGAATATCTTCACTCGTTACTCTTGCCATTTAAACCTCCTGCGCTTTAATCAGAGCCTTAATATCTTCAAACCAAATAGGAGTATAATTAATTCGTTCTGCACTAACACAGAAGCTGCGGCAACTGCAATCTTTATAAGTAGGGTCATCATGAACGTGTGCAAAAATATTAGCAAAAGGAGCATTCTCAGAAATACCCACCATAGGAATATGGGAAACAATGTAGAAATCATCCAATACGATGGGGTGATTATACACAAATTCAAATCCCGCTTCTCTATAAGTGTTTACGGAAGCCTGGTCATGATTACCAAGAATCAGGCGCTTGCGGCCATTCAACTGCTTACCAATCTCAATGATTTTCTGCTTGCCACACAGCGCGAAGTCACCATCGACATAGACAATATCATTCTTACCTACGACAGAATTCCAGTAAAAAATTTGTTTTCTAGTCATATCTTCTACGTCCACGAAGGGACGATTACAATACTTAATAATATTACGATGGCCAAAATGGCAGTCGCCAATAAGAAAAATTTTAGGTTCATTCATTCTACCACCACCTTAGAAAATACTTCCCCAAGTCCATTATTAAAAACCAGAGAAGCCTTGCTATCAAAAGAAGTTCGACTTTTATTAATAATTACAAGCTTTTCGGGTGGAACTTCACGAAGCATTCCAGCGGCAGGATACACAACAAGCGAAGTTCCACAAACAATTACCAAATCTGCCTCACGAATTGCCGCAAGACTCTGGCTATATTCCTCTTCAGGCAGTCCTTCGCCATAACAAACAATATTAGGACGTACTCGACCACCACAATAAGGACAAGTAGGAATAGTATCCTTGGAATCAAAAATAAAATCAATTTCAAATTCCCTTTGACAATCCATACAATGATTTTTTGCAATAGTTCCATGAATTTCATATACCTTAGAACTACCAGCCTTCTGATGAAGGCCATCAACGTTTTGTGTTACCACAATGATATTTTTCCCGGTTTTTTCAAGTTCAGCAATCTTCTTATGTGCGATATTCGGCTCATACTTTCTACAATCAAAACTCTTCTTATAAAAATCGAAGAAAGAAACAGGAAGATAATTTAAAGTACGAACATGGCACAATTCCTCGGGAGAGGAATCCCAAATACCGCCGGCACTACGAAAATCTTTAATACCAGATTCGGTACTAATACCTGCGCCAGTGAAAAATACAATATTTTTTGCTTCGGCAATTTTATTATTTAAATAATCAATTTTTCGACCAAAAGCCATAATATCATCCTTCCTTTTCATTTTCTTATATTATAACACAAAATTTCAAAAAAATCAAAAATTGGGAGGGTTACCCCTCCCAACTAATGTTTACTTAGATGCGAACCTTGGCATAGGCCTTACCGTTCAGCACCTGCAGCATCAGCTCGTAGGCGGTGATGCCATCCAGTTCCTGGCACAGAGCCTTGAAGCTGGAAGGAGACTGACCGCTAATGAAGATAGTGTTCTCATCCTGGGACAGTACAGTGTCCTTACGGGCATTGACGTTCCACATGACAATCTTAGGCAGCTTATAGCCCTTGGCATTATAGCGTGCCTCCATCACCTTCAAGAAGTCCCAATGACGACCAGGACGCATATACTTGTCAATTTCCATGTCGGAAATAACCACAAAGGTCTTGGGCATCTGGTTTGCAGGAACTCTGTTTGCCACAGCAACATTCAGAACTTCCTGGAAAGCCTTCTCCAAGCTAGTGCTATAACCAACACCTGCAGAAGCAACCTTCTGAACATTCTCAAGCAGGCTTGCACCTTCCTTGATATTCACAAAGTGAGGCTCATTGGTGAAGGTCATGTACTGGTTATGGTACAGGCCAGTATTGTGCTGAGCAAAGTAGATTGCCAGACCAATGGAAGTCGCCATAGGACGACCACGCATAGAGCCAGAAACGTCAGCCATAACAACTGCATTCATAGGCTTGGTCAGGTAGTTAGGCAGAGCCTTCCACTGAGCTTCAACAACTTTGTCCAGCTTATCGTTGATGTAGCAGTCACCATAGCAACGACCGCTGTAACCTCTACTCATATACTTCTCGACCAGGTCGTAAGGATACAGAGTAGCGGCATTAATCTTGACTTCACCCTTAGATACACTCTTCAGGTAAGCGTCAAAACGCTCGTGGTCATGCTTAGCAAATGCAGAACCATAGTTATGCATTGCGTAAGAAGGAACCTTAGCGTAATCAATCAAACCCCACTCACCAGCGGACATCTGACGCTCAACAACATTGATATGCTTACGCAGCGCGGACAGCATCTTACGATACTTACGAGGCTGCAGGTGCAGAGCACGCATAGCCCTAGCAGCCATCTGACGAGTCTTCACAGAAGAAGTATTCTCAGAAGGCATCCACTTTGCCAGCAGAGAAACAGGCACAATCTTCTTTGCGCTAGAAGCATTATATGCCTCCATATCAGCAGTCAGAGTCTTAGCGACATTTTCCCACATCAACTCTTCGCACTTGGTGCCGCACAGAACAAACCAAGAGTCGAAACGGTTGAAATAAGGAATCAGCTCGATGTTCTTGTTTACGATCTCAGGGTGGTTTTCTGCCAGCCAGCGCAGACAGATACGGAAGGTCCGACGCTCACCCAGGCCACCCTGACGAATATCGCCGGAGTAGAACAGCATCTTGGTTGCCAGCAACTTATCCTCTCGGAAAGCAGCGGCAAACTTCTGCTCGATTTCACGGTCAGTACGAGGACGCAGCGCGCCAATCTGAGAAAACAGGTCCAGCAAGGCGCCCTGTGCAGTGGAATCATAAGCAGCGGCACCATTTTCGGTCAGCTTAAGGGTACCCTCACGATACATAGCAGTTGCAAAATTCATTTTACATTTCTCCTTTTCACTCATTGTAAATTATTACTCCAAGCAAAGGCGAGGCGCATTTTGTGAGTTAATCAGACTCTTTTTGGCGATTAGTTTATTTTTGCTGTTCGCGCCTCAACTTTGTAAATATATTATATCTGAATTTTAGAGATTTTTCAAATTTTCTCAATCACAAATTTCCTGACCGGAATTTTGAATTTGCTATTGATAAAGCTCCTCTTCGGTGGAAGGTGGCTTTAAAGCGGTTTCATATTTAATACCACCTTTAGTATTTTCTTTCATAGACTTACCATAATAGCAAGCTTGGCTGACGCCATAAGCAGTCCAAGGAAAGCCAACCAAAGCTACAATCCAAGGAAGCTCTCCAAAATATTGGTTTTTAATACAGTAGAAGGCCAAGTAGAATGCACCCAAAGTTACAATCCAAATCAAAGCAGATTCTTGAATTAATAAAACTTTAGAAAACTCTTGCTTCTTTGCGTATTTGCCTTTCTTAGTTTTTTTCTTTTCCACTCAAAATTCCTCCTATACATTAAAATACACGCGCCTGCGCGGGCGCGTGCATCAAAATTTCTTAAAAATCAAATTTTAACTCTTAATTTTTCAACAACTTCAGAAACCAACGCACTACCACCCATCATAGCTAAAGCGGTGATAATTTGGCCCAGTGGACTAACTTGTGGAACCAAACCCAATGCGTTTAGTAAGTCAAGGCTATAACCAAAAGATAAAGCAAAAGAGCCAACAGCAGAAACACCAATAGTAATATAATTACTATAAGCTAATCCACCCCAAATATTATCTTTTAGATTATCAATTACATACCACATAACAGTACACATGACTAGAATCAAAGTTAAAGAATCCATTTATATTCCTCCTTGATTTTTACTATATATAAGTCATTAAATAAAATAATCTCTCTGTGATTTTATTGAAATTTGAAATTTTAAAAGTTTTATGTTAAAATATATATGAATAATGAGAAAGGAGTAGATAAAATGGAAGATATAAAAACTGTAAATATGAATGATTTATTTAACAAATATGATGAAATCATAAATATTACAATGGTAAATCTTTATACCTTATGTAAAGATAGCGGAAGAATCATTTTATATGGTTTAAACAGAAAAAACAAAGACCATTTGTTTATTTTAAGAGTTGCTTTACTTGCAAAAGATATTTATAATTTTCCTCTTGAATTAAATATTGGCTTTTGGGACTGGATTGTTTTAAATTGGAAAATGAGAAAACTTTCTCGTAGAGTTCCACGGTATACAGGCGATTATCCTAATGTTTCTGTCATAGAAATGATTAATTTTATGTATCGCCCCATAAAAGAATATATGGGTGAAGATTTTAAATTTGAGCATATTTTTAACCAGTTTTATGGAAAGGATTTTAAATAATGTACGAAATATACACTGATGGCGCCGTTTCCGGAAATGGTAAAAGCAATGCTCCCGGCGGCTGGGCATACGTCATCTTAAGAGATGGAATGATGATTGCTCAAGATTCCGGTGGAGAAGTTGGAACTACCAATCAGAGAATGGAACTTACTGCTGCTTTAAATGCTTGTAGAGAAGTTGAAAAACTGGATGCTTTCGCACGAGTCAAAATTTATAGCGATAGTGCCTATCTTGTAAATTGTTGGAAGCAGCATTGGTGGCGCGCATGGCAAACAAATGGGTGGAAGAACTCTAAAAAGGAACCTGTTGCAAATCCAGATTTGTGGATGGGGTTGATTCCTTTCTTTGAGAAAGTTCCTAATGGATACGATTTTATTAAAGTCAAAGGTCATGCAGGAAATGAATGGAATGAGGTCGTTGATAAAATGGCAGTCCGCGCAAAGGAGGAATATATGTAATGTATGAACCAAAATTAAATATATATGATATTTATTATATCGTTCATTTGAGTAACAAAGCATATGATAATTTACCAATCAAAGCCACAAATTTAAAATCTACTTTTTGTGCCAAATTAATAAATTTTGGCAACGGAAGATTTTATTTCGAAAGAGAGGAAGGCGGTATGATTATCATTGATTATGCCTTTGTCGATTTTATGGCGCCAAGTCGTGAGCACTGCGCTCCAGGAGGGGTAGTAAGCTAATGGTAAAAGTTGTTGTAGTAAATGGTCGTCCCGAAAGCGGAAAAACCACTTTTGAGAAAAAGTGCGTAGAATTATGCGGCGCGAACAGCACGTTTTGGTTTGACGTAACTGAACAGAGACGTACTCTTGCAAAGTGTGTCTCTACCGTTGATTTTGTAAAAGCAATAGCCTTAAGATGTGGTTGGACTGGTGAAAAGACTCTTAAAGATAGAAAGTTCTTAAGTGATTTAAAGGACTTACTTACTCAATGGAATGATATTCCTTTTAAAACCATTTTAGAAGAAGCTAATAAACTAAAAAATTGGGCAAGTTGTAATTATCATGATTGGATTCTATTTGTGGATTGTCGTGAGCCAGAAGAGATTCAAAAATTAAAAGAACGTTTAAATGCCACAACCGTACTTGTACGGCGCCTTGGCGACGAAATCAATGAAACTTCCAATCATGCTGATGCAAATGTTTTTGAATATGAATACGATTACACCATTAAAAATTATGGTGGTTTAGATGACTTAGCAATTGAATGCGAGGCTTTTTTGGATTATATGAAAACTAGAGAAAGCTATTGATGAAAGGAGATAGAAATGGATATAGGTTCTGGAAATGGATGGCCTTCTTCTGCTCTATCCAACTTTGCAGCACATCCTTTTGAAATAGATGGTATTAAATGTAATAGCATGGAAGGATTTTTGCAATCTTTAAAATTCTCAAATCCTGAAATGCAAAAAGAAGTTTGTCTTTTAGTGGGCAAAGCTGCAAAGTTTAAGGGTAAAACAAAGAAATGGTGGAAAACACAAACTTTGTTTTGGCAAGGAAAAGAAATTCCAAGAGAATCTGAGGAATATCAGATTCTTCTTGATAGAGAGATC